GGACTAGCAGATGCCATCTAAAAATATTACTTTCGATCCAGATTCAGGAGTCCCTTATGGGATAAATCTGACTATGTATGGTGGAGCAGATTTTACTGCAAATCTGAATGTTTTTACGACATCAAGTGCTGCTTTTGATTTGACAGGATACTCAGGATCAGCAGCAATATCAAAAAGTGTTGCTGTTGGAGCTACACTAGGAATAACAAGTTCATTGACTGTTGGATTTACCAGTGCATATGATGGAAAAATGAAACTATCATTGAGTGCAGTAAATACCAGAGGAACTACAGAAGGGAGATATATGTTTGACGTTTTAGTGAGTAAAGGAGGAACTACATATCCTCTTGCAAGCGGTAACGTAATGGTTATTAATCCAGTATCTTCAGCACCCTAAATACACTTAGGAAACTTGTGGAATAAATGGCGAAACCAGCAAGTAGGACAGATTTAATTAACTATTGCAAAAGGCAACTGGGAGCTCCAGTGCTGGAGATTAATGTTGCCGATGAACAAATAGATGATCTGGTTGATGACGCACTTCAGTTATTCCACGAACGTGACTATGATGGGAGTATTCAGGTTTTCTTAAAGTATAAGATCACGCAGGCAGATATAGATAGGGGTAGAGCAAGAGGAGGTAGTAGCACTGCAGGAATCGTAACTACGACTGGAACCGCTACGATTGATGGGGCAAGTGTTTCTTTCAACTTTGAAGAGAACAGTAACTATTTGCAAGTTCCGCCAGAAGTTATCGGAATAAGTAAGATTTTTAGATTTGATGGAGCTAACACTGTAACTAATAACATGTTCAGTGTTAAATATCAGTTATTTCTTAACGACATTTATTACTGGGGGTCAACTGAAATATTGACCTATGCAATGACAAAAAGATATTTGGAAGATCTTGATTTTGCTTTGAATACTGAAAAGCAAATAAGATTTAACATGAGACAGAACAGACTCTATCTTGATATTGATTGGGGATCTGTTAATGTTGACGACTACTTAATCATTGATTGCTATCGTCTTATCGATCCCAATGATTCTACAAGAGTTTATAATGATTCATTCTTGAAGCGTTATCTTACCGCACTGATTAAGAGACAGTGGGGTCAAAATCTTATTAAGTTTCAAGGTGTCAAACTTCCTGGTGGAATTGAACTAAATGGAAGACAAATATATGATGATGCGGAAAGAGAGTTAGATAAGATTAAGGAGCAGATGTCTAATACATATGAACTGCCACCTTTAGACATGATAGGATAAGATTATGCTCAATCCATTTTTTACGCAAGGAACTACTGGTGAGCAAAATCTTGTTCAAGATTTAATTAATGAACAGTTACGAATGTATGGTGTAGATATTTTTTATCTACCTAGAAAATACTTGACGGAGAATACTGTTATTAGGGAAGTGGTTCAATCTAAGTTTGACACTGCTCTTCCTTTAGAAGCGTATGTCGATAATTATGATGAATACTCTGGTGCTGGTAATATTTTATCCAAGTTTGGTGTTCAATCTCAAGATGAAGTTAGACTAATCATCTCAAGAGAGAGATTTGAAAACTATATTACTCCACTGATTGAGGATCAATCAAACGTTAAACTCTCAACTAGACCTAAGGGTGGAGACCTTATTTGGTTCCCTCTCGATGATAGAATCTATGAAATCAAAGACGTAGAGTATGCTAAACCATACTATCAACTACAGAATCTCTATGTGTATGAGTTGTATTGCGAACTCTTTAGACTCGAAGATGAGGTCATTGCAACAGGTATCGATGAAGTTGACAACAATCTTATTGGAGAAAATGCTGATGGATTAACTGATGATGGCATAGTCACCGTTCAAGGACCTACTCAAACACTTACTCTGGTTGGCGCAGCTGTAACAACAACTGCCATTACTGGACTTGTTAATGGCGCAATAAGATACATCAGAGTAACAAATAGAGGAGGTGGATACGCTACTCCACCTAGAGTTGCAATATCTTCAGCACCATCAGGAGGTATCACTGGTGTTGCCACTGCTCATATGATTGGTGGTATAAACTTCTGCAACTTAAACGTAAATTCAAAATTAAAATCTGTTCAACAAGTTCAACTGATTAATGCTGGTGCAGGATATACTGTTGTTCCCTCAGTTGCATTTGTTTCAAGCACTGGAACTGGTGCTGCTGCAACTGTTGGATTAGCAACAACTGGTGCTGTTGGTATTGTTACTATAAGTGCAGGAGGATCTGGTTATACAACCTCACCAACCGTCACATTTAGTACACCTAAGCATGTCGGAGCAGCTGCTACTGCTATTTTGGATTCTCCTTTGGTCAGCACGGGAGTTAGTGTTACTTCTGCTCCTATCAGTATCGGAGCATCATCCTTCTTGTTCCCAGGTGGGACAACTGGTGGCGTGTTCTATGCCACTGCACCAACAGTTACATTCTCACTACCAACAGGAACTGGAAACGCTGCAGAAGCAACTGCAACCCTTGATGAACTTGCACAAACTGGAGGAACAGTAGAGACTCTTGGACTGACAACTGGTGGTAGATTCTATACTAGTGTTCCAACAGTAACCATTGCACATCCAGGAACTAGCGTTGCTACCGCTACAGTTGGACTCGCTGGAAGTAGTATAGATCCTGGTTCTGTTGCTTTCACAACAACTGGTAGAGCATACACCACGGCACCTACAGTTACAATAGGAACTGGTATAGGAACAATAACTCCACTTGAGACTGCTGTTGGTATTGCTACGATTCATCCAATAACTGGTATCGTTACAGCGGTTGGATTTAACAGCACAACAGATCCTTGGTGTGTTGGCACTGGAGCGACTGTTGGTCTTGGATATACTGTAACACCAACAATATCCTTTAGTGGTAGTCCATCGCCAGTTCAAGCAACCGCTACTGTCACTGTTTCTGTTGCAGGCACGGTCAGCACAATTAGTATAGGTAATAGCGGATTTGGTTATCTTACCGCACCAACAGTTACTATTGCAAGTCCTGGAGGAGCAGACGAAAACTTTAGAGCACTTGGTGTTGCAACGATTAGATCTACATCTATCAAGACTCAAGGTACGATCGGCATTGGATCTGATATTATCACAGGTGTTACTACAACAAATATTGTTGTTGGAGACAGGGTAAGACTTGGTGTTGGATATAGTGATCTGTATAACTTTATTCCTGCAGACACTTTTGTATCCTCCATAGGATCCAGTACATTAACTATGTCTGCTTCTGCCACTAATGTCGGTATTGCAACTTCCGTATTTGAATTTGGTAGAGCAAACTGTGGTGTCGTAACTGGTATTGCAGTTACATTCGGTGGAGGTGGTTACTTGAGTCCTCCAACAGTTACGATTTCCAATGAAGTATCTGAGAAGAACTACATAGACTTCCCAGGAATATCTACAGCAACTGGTATTGCTACTGTAAGTGCTGGCGGCACAGTATCAAATATCAATATTTTAGACTCTGGATATGGTTATGTAGTAACACCAACAGTCACTTTGTCTGCACCAGAAAGTAATGGATCTGGAACTTTCTTGTTTAATGAAATTGTTACAGGATCTTCTAGTGGCACCACAGCAAGAGTTAGAGTTTGGAACTCTGTAAATAACGAACTTGAAGTTGGTTCTATCACTGGAGATTTTGTGTTTGGAGAAACTATTACAGGATCTACATCTGGCGCTTCTTACGAATTAAGAGTTGCTGATACTCAACCCGTAGACGATGGATTCGCTGATAATATTAACATAGAAACAGAAGCAGATTCTATTCTTGACTTCTCTGAACAGAATCCATTTGGTATTCCCTAAATAAAAACACACTATTGTGTAAGGATTTGTAGGACTAAACTATGTTTGAATATTTTTACAACGAAATTTTGAGGAGGACCATTATATCTTTTGGTACACTTTTCAATGATATTACTATTAAGAAAAGTGATTCTGATGATAACACGCTCAGCGTTGTAAAAGTTCCTCTGGCATATGGTCCTACACAAAAGTTTCTTGCAAGACTAGAGCAGTCTCCTGATCTGAACAAACCTTTTGCAATCACATTGCCAAGGATGTCTTTTGAGTTCACTGGACTCACCTATGACCCATCTAGAAAAGTAACGACAACTCAAACTTTCACTGTCAAAGATCCTGATAGTGCAACGGATGTAAAAAAATCGTACATGCCTGTTCCCTACAACATGGCATTTGAGTTAAGCATCATGACTAAATTAAATGATGATGCTCTTCAAATTGTAGAACAAATCCTTCCATATTTTCAACCAGCATATAACCTGACAGTAGAACTGGTTGAATCAATTCAAGAGAAAAGAGATATCCCAGTGGTGTTAGAGAACATCACGATGTCAGATGAATATGAAGGGGACTTTACTTCAAGAAGAGTTCTCCTTTACACACTTAGATTTACCGCAAAAACATATCTGTTTGGTCCTGCAACCAAGGCTACCAAAGATATCATCAAAAAGGCAACTATCACTTACCTTACTGGTTCAGAGTCCAAAAATGCAGTCAGAGAATACTCTTATTCTGCTACCCCCAGAGCAACTAAGAATTACACTGGTGACATTGAGACTACACTTGCAGATGATATCACAGCAAAAACTGCTTACATTGAAGTTCTAGATGCTAGTGGACTAACTGCTGATACTTATATTGATATTGATGATGAAGAACTGTACATCCAATCTATCACTGGTAATAAACTGAAAGTGAGACGTGGAGAAGATAACACCATAGCAGCAGCACACGTCAAAGGAGCAGATATTAAGAAGATTACCGCTGCCGATAATGCCCTTATCGAAGCAGGTGATGACTTTGGATTCGACGGGACTTTCTGATGACTATGACAAAGAACTTCAACGATCTCAACGAGACCTTCAATACCTCGGATGACATCGTTCAACCAGAAGTAATCGAACGTAAGATAGAAAAAGTAAAAGAGGGTGTTGATGATATCAAAAAAGATTACGAATACACAAGAGGTAATCTTTATTCTATTATCGAAAAAGGACAAGAGGCACTGAATGGTGTTCTTGAACTTGCTCAAGAAAGTGAGATGCCAAGAGCATATGAAGTCGCAGGTCAGTTGATCAAAAACGTTGCTGATGCGACAGATAAGTTGCTTGATCTTCAAAAGAAATTAAAAGACGTAGAAGCAGAGGAAAAAGTCAAAGGACCATCTACTGTTAATAACGCATTGTTCGTTGGTTCAACAGCAGATTTAGCAAAGATGCTGAAGGATGGACTTAAGGAGGATCCTAAATAAAGTTGAAGGGAGAGAAATCCCGAAGTATTAAGTACTAATAAAATGTCTAAGGATTTACCCTCATATGAGGATTTTGATGGAGATGAGAATCTACCGTCAATAGAAGATTATATTACAGAAGAGAACGCAGAGGAACTCCCTTCTGTAGAAGACTATATTGAGATAGAAGAAGAAACTCAGACTATAGAAGACGCTGACGGAAATACATTTGCAGAAGTAAAAGATATTATTCCACCATTTCCAGAATTAATTCGTCTGATCAATGATGTCAGAGAAGAGATTCCTGATATTCCTGAGATCAAGTATTACGATAAAGAACTTGAGGAACTTGCAGAACAGATTTCGCAACTTCCTGAAGTAAAGTATTACGATAGAGAAGTAGAAGCAATATGTGATCAGATTGACTTGGTTAGATCTCAGATCAAAGATCTTCCAGAGGTCAAGTATTATGATGAGCAGGTGGATGCTATTGAAGACAGAATTGATAGTCTTCAAACTGATGTAGCAAACCTTCCTGAGGTTAAGTATTACGATGCTGAGATTGAAGCGATCTGTGAAGCGATTGATCAGGTTAAGGCATCAATTCCCAAGTTTCCTAAGTGGGTTAACGAAATAAATGAAGTTCCAGACTTCTCTTGGATTGGTAAAACTTTTAGTATTATTGATGATGACTTTGTAAAAGTCTCTGATAAAATTGAGGGACTTAGAGGTAAGGTTGAATACGACCTAGAGCAACTATCTGAAGATTTAGAGACAAAGCACTTTAATAATACAGTCAAGATTGATTCCAATATCAAAGATCTTGACAGTAAAGTAAACGTCCGTATTGACGAAGAGAAAGATAAGATCTGGAAGGAGATGAGATCTTCATCTCTTAAGATGTGGGAGTACCACAAAGAGTTTAAGGATGATGATCGTAAACTCAAGAAACAGATTCTTGGAGAGTACAATACTCTTAAGAAAAATATTAATAAAGAACTTAAGGAGATTAACTATACAAGTGTAAAAACTGATGAGTTACTTCTTAAGTATTTTACAGAGTTAAAAGAAGAGATTTCTGGTCTTCCAGAAGTTAAGTATTATGATAAAGATATTGATTATGTAAAGTCGGATATCAAGGGTCTTTACAAGATTATTGAGGACATCAAGTCATCCCAAAAGAAACTGCAGGAAGAGCAGAAACTTTTAGCAGAGACTAATGTTCCTCTGGATATGGATCCTCCAGATACAAATAATCCAGATCCACTTACTCCTATTGACCAGAATTTTGTAACTCTTGACCAGTTACAACAGCATTATAAAAGATTCGTAGAGAGAGTACAGTATCAACTAGGATCCATCGGTGGTGGTGGAGAAACAAGACTTCAATATCTTGATGATATTGCAGGCATTGCTACAAATATCAGTGCCTATGATGGAATGGTCCTCAAAATTGATTTAAATCAAACTGGGGCAGATAAACATAAGTTATTTAAATTTGCTCCAGGTGGTGGCAGTGCAGGTGCTGCAGGAACATGGGCAATAACTGATGTTGGTATTCATACCACTAAAAACATTGGTGTTGGTACAACTGCCAGAAGTGATTATGCACTCTATGTTGAGGGTCACCAATATGTTGATGGAAATATTACAGTTGGTGGAACGATTACTTATGAAGATGTCAAGAACGTAGATTCTCTTGGTATCGTCACTGCAAGAACTGGTGTTGATGTTTTAGCAGGTGGTATTAATGTAGTTGGTGTTTCTACGATTAGCACTGGTGTCGGTACAGTTCACGTTGGTGTTGGATCAACTGCACTCTTAGTTCAGGGTGATGCAAGAGTCACTGGTATTCTTACTGTTGGTAGTGCATCAATTACCTTAGATCCAAATACAAATAGACTTTCTGGTATTGATGAAATCATTGTTGGATCTGGTGCATCATTATCATTAGCACCTTTATCTCTTAACCAAGGTGAATTTTCTATTGATTATTCTTCTTTAACTATAGAAGGATATAATGCTGCTCTTGATGGAACTTACAATAGACAAACTAATTCTTTTGTCCTAGCAACAGCCCCTAGTGCCTCTGGTAGTGCTAGATTTCAAAATACAAGTGGTTATTATTATTTCTTACATGAAAGTGATAACTCTAAAATTATTATCTACAACACAGTTGATTCCTCCTGGTCAGCAATTCATAGTTCAGGATCCAATTTTTCATCTCCAAGTAATAGTCAGTTAGTAAATCCAGTAACTGTTGCCAGCGTTGTCACTGTAGTTAGAGAGTCTTATGATGGAACAGGTAGAGCATATCCAGGATCTGGTCTAGGAATCGTATATAAAACAGTTGTAACAAATCACACATCATCTCTTGGTATTGCAACTGCAACTTCTTTAGAAGTAACTGGAATCGCAACAGTTTCAACTGCATTCTACATGCCGCAGTACACGACAACTGCAAGAGATGCGGCAACTTTCAATGAAGGAGCGATGATTTATAATACAACAACCAAGAAAATGGAGTTTTACAATGGAACATCTTGGCAGTCGCTGCCTGGCATGAGTCTTGGACTTACTGTTGCATTAGACGGTTAATATTATATAAATATATCTATGAACTCTTACTAACATGAAGAAGAACGGTAAATGTCCTGCAGGACAATACTACTGCTACACTGATAAAAAGTGTAAACCAATCCCACAAGGATTTAAGGTAGTAGGTCGTGATGGATATCTCCGTAAAGAAAATGGTCATTCTGTAGATGATGAACCCGATACCAAAAAGAATGGTAACGGGAATGGGAATGGGAATGGTAATGGCAATGGTGGAACTGTTAGTGAAGAGGGTCTCCGTGATTGGTTTGGTAAATCCAAATCAAAAGATGGCAAGAAAGGTTGGGTTCAAGTAGTTTCAGGAAAACCCTGTGCTCGCCAACCTGGGCAGAAGTCTACACCTAAATGTGTATCTTCTGCAAAGAGAGCAAGTATGAGTAAATCAGAAAGAATCTCTGCCCAAAGAAGAAAGAGGGCTGCTGATCCAGGTCAACCACAAAAGACAGGAGCGGCAAAACCCACGTATGTATCAACTGATAAACCTAAGAAGAAAATGAGCGAATCTACCGAGTTCATCACTCTACCACTCAATGTTGAGATTCCAAATAACATTAGAGATTTCAACTTAGGATTAATGTTCCGTGAGAGTTTGGATATTAATAGTGGAATGCTGTTCATCTTTGATGAAGTTGCAGAACAGTCTTTCCATATGACTGAAACAAGGATTCCTCTTGATATCGCTTTCATTAAAGAGGATGGAACAATTGAAAGCATCAAAGAATTAGAACCATTTGACGAGAATCCAGTCGCTTCGGATGGAGAAGTACTGTGCGCGTTAGAAGTAAACCGTGGATGGTTCGCAGAAAATAATGTAGAAGTAGGTGACGAGATCGACATTGAGGAAGGCAAGAAAGATGCTTGCTACCATAAGGTCAAGTCACGCTACTCTGTATGGCCAAGTGCATATGCGTCAGGAGCATTGGTCAAATGCAGAAAAGTTGGAGCAGCAAACTGGGGAAATAAAACCAAGAAGGAAGAAATCGAACTTGATAC